AGAGCATTTAGTGATGGAAGTCTTTATATTTTAGATAGTAATTATAATACAAATGCAATTGTAAAATTTAAAGATTTATTTCCAATATCATTAACTTCTTTAGACTTTGATGCAACTCAAACAGATATTCAATATTTTACGGCAGATGTAACTTTTAAGTATACCGTGTATAATATTTTAGGAACAGACGGACAACTTTTATGAATTTGGATGAAATTCAGGGAATGTGGGATAGAGATTCTATCATAGACCCTGATAACTTACACGATGAGTCTTTAAAAATTTCTCAACTTCACGCAAAATATTATACTATCTACAATACAATAACTCTTCTTCGCGAAAAGGCAAGAGAAACTTATAATAAAGTTCGGTTAGAACGATATAACTACTACACAGGAAAGGCACCAGCAGAGGTATATGTCGAAGAACCATTTCCGTATAAGGTAAGAGAAAAGGATGCAATACAGAGGTATATGGACGCTGATGAGAGACTTTCAAAAATAGATTTAAAAATAAAATACTATGATATTACTCTTAAGTTTTTGGAAGAAGTAATCAAGATGATTTCGAATCGAAATTATTCCATTAAAAATACAATAGAGTTTATGAAGTTTCAAGCAGGATACAATTAAATATAATAAGTGGGCAACAACTTGTGTCTGGGATGTTACAGTTAGTGCAGTTACTTTATGGGTTAAAAAGCATAATTAAACTAAATAAAAATAAAACCTGATGAAAACTTTTAATGAGTTTATTTTAGAGTGTTATAATATTTTCGAAGGAAGTGAAATTGCTGGAAGACTTGCTGATTTAGCACAAAAAAAGGCAGATAACTTATTCCAAGGAAATAGGCAGTGGGATCCAAATAGAGCACAAATACAAATTAATCAAAGAATTGCCGATCTTGCTAGGGCAAGATCTTTAGACAAACCAGAACCAACTTATGCAGGATTTACTATACCACCAGCTGGTTGGGCAGGAACACCCGCCAACTTACCTCCAAGAAGACCGATTTTGAGCAGAGGTGGATCTGGTAGTCCAGAGAATNATNATAGAGATATAGGAACTAAAGATAAAAGACTTTTAGATTTCGTTAATGGTAGAAGAGATAATCCAAATATGTCTACCAGAGAAAGAGCAGAAATAGATAGAGGAAATAGAGATCAAGAAATTTATAGGAGCATAAGAAGAAGTAGAAGTTCTAAAGGTCAGAGCGCATCCTCGGCAGGGGCTGGTTCTGCATCAGGAACAACTGGAATAGGTAAGTATCAGGTTGGTGGGGGTGAGGGTTATGGTTTACTTGGAATAAAACTTGCAAACTAATATACAAATACCTATTTTTGTTCTAAATAAATACCTANAACTGATACATTATGAATGTCTCATTTGATAATTTCAAAAAAGAACGAAGTATATTTGATAATCGAAGCAGAACCACATATTTACTATGAATTGAAAGACTCATTTCAATTTGAAGTTCCTAATGCAAAATTTTCACCATCTTACAAAAATAAATGGTGGGATGGAAAAATTTACCTGTTTAATGTAAATACAAAAGAAATATATGTTGGTCTTTTAGATAAGATAATTCAATATTGCAAAGATTATAATCATACTTATGAATTTAAAGATAATAAATTTTATGGTCTTCCTTTTGAAATAAATGAAAATATTTCTTCAGAAGGAGTTAAAGATTATGTAACATCAATTTCAAAACATACTCCAAGAGATTATCAAATTAAAGGAATTTATGAAGCTCTTTATCATAATAGGAAGGTAATTGTTTCACCAACTGCTTCTGGAAAATCTTTAATGATATATTCTCTTGTCCGATATTATACCGAAAAGGAAAATAATATTTTAATTATTGTTCCGACAACATCTTTGGTTTCTCAACTTTATAAGGATTTTGTTGATTATGGTTGGAATGCAGAGGAACACTGCCACCTGATTTATTCTGGTAAAGAGAAAGAAGATAACAAAGAAGTTTATATTTCAACATGGCAGTCACTTTATAAGATGCCAAAAAAATACTTTGAAAAATTTAATTGTGTGATTGTTGATGAGTGTCATACTGCAAAGGCTAAGAGTATTGTTTCAATAATGACTAAATTATGTGATTCAAAATATAGATTTGGATTTACTGGAACACTTGACGGTATTGAAGTTAATAAATGGGTTCTGGAAGGTTTATTTGGACCCTCATATAAAATTATAAAAACAGATGAACTAATGGAAAAAGGTCATCTAGCAAAATTAGATATTAAAGTTTTATTGCTTAAACATTTACCACAAAGATTTGAATTATATGAAGATGAAATTCAATATCTAATTAATCACCAAAAAAGAAATAATTTTATTAAAAACCTTGCCATTGATTTAAAGGGAAATACTTTAATTCTATTTGCGAGAGTTGAAGGGCACGGACAACCTTTATATGAACTTATAAATAGTAGCAAGACTGATGATCGCCAAGTATTCTTTGTTCATGGTGGTGTGAATACAGAAGAAAGAGAATTGGTTCGTGAAATTACAGAAAGAGAAAATAATGCAATTATTGTTGCATCTTATGGAACTTTTTCAACTGGAATTAACATTAAAAATTTGCATAATGTGGTATTTGCATCCCCAAGTAAATCGAGAATAAGAAATCTTCAGTCAATTGGGAGAGTTTTAAGAAAAGGTGATAATAAAATAAAGGCAACATTATATGATATTGCTGATGATATAAGTTACAAATCAAGAAAAAATTATACCTTAAATCATTTAGTTGAAAGGATTAAAATATATTCCGAAGAAAACTTTAATTACGACATTATAAACATACCGCTAAAAAACTAATGGGAGATGAGTTTTATTGTATTTTGAAATTAGTATCTGGTGAAGAAATTTTATCATTAATTATGATAGATGAAAATAATGATGATCCAATTATTATTTTACAAAATCCAGTGATTATGAAACCATCAGTATCTTCTACTGGGCATTATTATGTCAAAATAAATCCTTGGATGGAAATGACAAATGATGATATATTTTTTATTAAATTTGATAAGGTAATAACAATGACTGAAACAAAGGAAAGTAGATTAATTCAATTATATGAGTATTATCTTAATAATTCAGATGAAGAAGTATATAAGTCATATGGTGAAGTAAATCCTTCAACAGTAAAAGGTTATGTCACTTCTGTAGAGGAAGCAAGAAAGAATTTGGAAAATCTCTTTAAGGATTGTAAAGAACTCTAATATTTACCCTTCAAAAGCAACAAACCTATTCTATACAGATTTCGAAGACTTGTCAAGCCCTATAAAGATATGTTATAATAAAGCAGAACTCACACAAGAAGTCCGATGCTATGCCAAAAAAGAAATCAGAACATTATGTAAATAATAAAGAGCTACTGGAAGCTCTTATTGTTTATAAATCTAAAGTCGAAAAGGCATCAGAGATATACTTTGAGAAGTATGATAAGTATCCACCTAAGTCTGGTGCATGGGAAGGAAAACCCAGAATTCCAAATTATCTTGGGGAATGTTTTTTAAAAATTGCCACACACCTTTCATATAAACCAAATTTTGTGAATTATATGTTTAGAGAGGATATGTGCTCTGATGGAATTGAAAATTGTGTTCAATATATTCATAATTTTAATCCAGAAAGGTCTCAAAATCCATTTGCGTATTTTACACAAATTATTCACTATGCATTTTTGAGAAGAATTCAAAAAGAAAAGAAACAATTGGAAATTAAGACTAAAATTATTGAAAGAACCGGATTTGATGAAGTTATGACTGTTGATGATGGATTACTTTCAGGAAACAATAGTGAATACAACAGTATGAAAGATGCTATTCAGTATAGAAACGGAAATCGATGAAGGTAGCAATTCTTACGGACACTCATTACGGGTCAAAAAAAGGTTCTAAACATCTTCATGATTATTTTGAGTTATTCTATAAAAATGTATTTTTTCCCACTCTGGAAGAACATGAAATAAAAACTGTTATTCATATGGGAGATGTTTTTGATAGTCGTAAATCAATTGATTATCAAAGTTTAGAATGGGCAAAGAGAGTTGTATTTGATCCACTTAAAAAATATGAAGTTCATATGCTTGTGGGTAATCATGATTGTTATTTTAAAGATTCAAATCACGTCAATTCTCCAGAACTTCTTCTTCAGGATTATTCGAATATAAAAACTTATAGTTCTCCCACAAATACTAAAATTGGTGGAATTGATATAACTTTAATTCCCTGGATTTGTAGTGAGAACTATGACGAAACTTTAAAGGTAATTCAAAAGTCAAATGCAAAGATTTCGATGGGTCATCTTGAACTTCAGGGATTTTATGTAAATAAACACCTTGTAATGGATGATCATGGTATGGACTCAAATATTTTTTCAAAATTTGAAAAGGTATTTTCTGGACANTATCATACTCGTTCNGATAATGGAAAGATTTTTTATCTTGGTAATCCTTATGAAATGTATTGGACTGATGTCAATGATATTCGTGGATTTCATATTTTTGATACTGAAACTTTAATACATACCCCAGTCAACAACCCATATAAATTATTTTACAACATTTATTATGATGATACTCCATATCAAACATTTGATGCATCAAAATATTCAAATAAAATCGTAAAAGTAATTGTTCGTAAAAAATCAAAACCAAAAAGTTTTGAAAAATTTATAGACAATCTTTATAAGATTGGAGTTCAAGATTTAAAAATTGTTGAAAATTTTGAAATTAAAGAAAATGAGGATTTTGTAGTCGAAGAAGAAGAGAATACAATTTCTGTTTTAAATCGATATATTGATGAGTCGGAATTTAATTTTGATAAGAATATTATCAAAGGCATATTTGAAAATTTATACAAACAGGCATGTGAAATCGAATAAAATGTTTCTTCTCACTCTCAAGGGTCGGAAAGATGATGGCGCATATGCAGTACAAGATAGATATGGAGAAAAGGTTTTATTTTTATTTCAAGAAGAAGATGATGCAATTCGATATGCTATGATGCTAGAGTATGATGAAAATTATGAAAAGGAAATGGATATTATTGAAGTTGACTCTAAACTTGCTATAAAGACTTGTCAAATTAATAATTATAAGTATGCCGTAATTACTCCAAATGATATTGTAATTCCTCCTAAAAATGATAATATTTAAAAAAATTAGTTATAAAAACTTTTTAAGTTCTGGAAATCAATTTATAGAGATTGATTTTCAAAAAGAACAAACAAATTTGATTGTTGGGACTAATGGTGCAGGTAAGAGTACTGTATTGGATGCTTTAACCTTTGTTTTATTCAATAAGGCATTTCGTAAAATTAATAAAAATCAACTAATTAATACGACAAATGAAAAAGATTGTCTTGTTGAAATTGAGTTCTCTGTAAATAGTCGGGAATATTTGGTTCGTCGAGGAATTAAGCCGGGTGTTTTTGATATTATAGTAAATGGGGTTGCTCTTCATAAAGAGTCTGATGATCGTCTTAATCAAAAAATTCTTGAAGATAATATTTTAAAACTCAATTATAAATCTTTTACACAAATAGTCATTTTAGGAAGTAGCACATTTGTTCCNTTTATGCAACTGACGACTGCTAATCGTCGTGAGGTGATTGAAGATTTACTGGATATAAGAATATTTTCAGTAATGAATACTNTGATTAANGAAATAATTCGNCAACANAAAGATGAAATTAAATCTTTAGAATTAAGAAAACAAAATCTTAATGATAAAGTTACTATGCAGAAAAACTTTATTGAAGAACTTGAAAATCGCGGTAATGCTAATATAGATGCAAATCAAGAAAAAATTTCTAAGTTAAATGTTGAAATNGACATTTATATGAGAAATAATTCTTCAACAGAAGAAGAAATATTTAAGTATATTAAGGAACAAGAAGAAGTNACNGGAGCAGATCATAAGTTAATTAAATTGAATAATCTTAAGGGTAAGATTTCTCAAAAAGTATCTACCATAACTAAAGAGCATAAATTTTTTACAGAAAATTCGGTATGCCCTACCTGCACTCAAACAATTGAAGAGGACTTTAGGTTAAATAGAATTGAAGATGCTCAAAACAAGGCAAAGGAACTTCAGAAGGGGTTTCAGGAACTTGATGATACAATTAAATTTGAACAAGAACGAGAGCGTCAATTTACACTTTTATCAAAGGAGATTACAAAACTAAATCATGAAGTTTCTCAAAACAATACTCGAATTTCACTTAATCAAAGACAGATGCGAGATCTTGAATCTCAAATTCAAAAAATTACCGAACAACTTAAAAATAGAAATATTGAAAACTGCAAATTAGATGAATTCAGGGAAAATCTTCAAAAAACAATTGAAGACATTTCTGAAAAAAAGGAAAAAATAGTTAATTATGATTTTGCTTATTCTTTACTCAAGGATGACGGAGTTAAGACAAAAATCATTAAAAAATATCTTCCCTTTATTAATCAGCAGGTAAATCGATATTTGCAGATGATGGATTTTTATATTAATTTCCATCTTGATGAAGAATTTAATGAGAGTATTAAATCTCCAATTCACGAAGATTTTTCTTATAGTTCTTTTAGTGAAGGTGAAAAAGCAAAAATTAATCTTGCTCTGGTATTTGCCTGGCGTGAGGTTGCTAGATTAAAAAATTCGGCAAACTGTAATCTATTGATTTTTGATGAAATTTTTGATAGTTCTCTTGATAGTTTTGGAACAGAAGAGTTTCTAAAAATTATTCAATATGTAATAAAGGATGTTAATGTATTTGTAATTTCTCATAAGGAAGGAATGCAGGATAAATTTACTTCTGTAACTAAATTTGAAAAGANAAATGGATTTTCATATAAAACAGAACTGTAATAAATAACTAAAAAGTATTTCTAAAAATGAGAGATCAAGAACTTATTGGTTTATATGAAGCCTATCAGCAGGTTCATACCCAACAACGAGTAATTAATGAAGAAGTAGAAATTGCCTCTCATTATTTTTGTGAAATGGGTTTGAATGAAATTGGTGTTCAAATTCTGATTGAAGAACTTGGTGCAGAAGAATTTGCAGAGTTTGTTTATGATATTTCTGAAGAATATTATTTGACAGAAGCAAGGGCAGGTGGAGTTAAAATTGAACCAGTTACAACTAAAGGAAAACCATTTAAAGGTGGAAAACCTACTGGAAAATCTTTAGAAAGACTTCGTAATAAAAAGGGAGAAAGAAATAAATCAGAAGAAGAATCTGAACAACCTTCTGGAATGAAGGCAGCACTTCAAAGGCAAGATGCTATGGTTAGTGCCTCAAAGCAACAACCAAAAAGGAAAGGATTTCTGGATAGTGTTGCCGGTGCTGTTCTTAAGGGTATTGAAAGACACAAGGCTGCCACTGATGGAATGGGTGCAGCAACAAGAGAAACTGCCGGTAAGATTGGTAAGGCTGCTGGAGAATTTAGAAAAGGACTTATGAGTTCTTATGACAA